GGCGGTGTTGAGTCTGTGTACACTCTCAATGCTAAATCTGTTGCCCTTGCCGCAATGAAGCGCGGGTGGAGATATAGCGATAGGCTACAGGTGCCGTTGTTTAAAAATGAGTGGGGAACCTAATGAAGAATTTTGTTAAAAAAATCTTAGGCTTGGATAAGTTAGAAGCAGAAGCACTAGAGGCTAAACAAGCGGCCGAAGCTTTGTTACTCAAAGCACAAGAAGCTGAAAAGAAATTAGCCGAAGTAACAAAGACGCCAAAAGAAATTGCTACAGAAAAGAAAGAACCTTGGGTAGCTGTATTAGATACTCATGTCAATAAAGATAATATTCGCAACGGGTTTTTTGAACTTGATTGGAATGAATATTTTGTTGTTCAATTAAAGACAGCAGGCTATACCGGTGAAACTGACGAAGCAGTTGTTGATCAATGGTTCAATGAGTTGTGTCGTAATGTAGCAAGCGAAGAAGGCGTTGACATGAGCCGACGTGGTGCAGGTTTTATCAATGTAAACAATTTAGGTAATGGAAAGTCTGAGGTTTCTTAATGTCAAAAACATATATTTTAGTAGATACTGCTAACACATTTTTCCGTGCTCGACATGTAGTTCGCGGTTCTACTGAAGACAAAGTAGGTATGAGTATTGCCACTGTTTTAGGCAGTGTACGCAAAGCATGGCGTGATTTCAAAGGTGACCATGTTATCTTCTGCCTCGAAGGTCGAAGCTGGCGCAAAGATTATTATGAGCCTTACAAACGTCAGCGTACAGAAGCTCGTGCGGCACATAGCCCTCGTGAAGCAGAAGAAGAAAAAGTATTTTGGGAAACTTTTGATCAATTTAAAGATTTTATTATTAATAAAACCAATTGTACTGTATTACATCATACGCAACTAGAAGCTGACGATCTAATTGCCGGTTTCATTCAAGCCCATCCAAATGATAACCATGTTATCATTTCGACAGATGGAGATTTTGCACAATTGATTGCACCTAATGTAAAACAATATAATGGTGTTATGCAAATCACAACTACACACGAGGGATACTTTGATGAAAAAGGTAAGCGTGTTATTGATAAGAAAACTAATCTGCCAAAAGCCGAGCCGGACCCACAATGGTTACTCTTTGAGAAGTGTATGCGTGGCGACACCTCCGACAACATCTTTAGTGCTTATCCGGGAGTACGCGAGAAAGGCACAAAAAATAAGGTTGGTCTCCGTGAAGCATTTGCCGATCGAGACTCAAAAGGATATAATTGGAACAATATGATGCTCCAGCGTTGGGTCGACCACGAAGGTATCGAACATCGTGTGTTAGATGATTATTCTCGTAATGTAGTATTATGTGATTTGACCGCACAACCTGCAGATATCAAATTACTAATTAAAGAAACAATTACAACTGCAACTACCGCAGATAAAAGTATTCCACAAATTGGAGTCCGACTTCTTAAGTTTTGCGCAGAATATGACCTACAAAAAATTAGCGAACAGGTTAATAGCTATGCAGAACCGCTTAATGCAAGGTATGTACAATGAATTCAACAGCAAAAGTATTAGTACCAAATAAAGAATGGTTAATTAAAGATGGCGATAGCAAGTTAGGATCAATTTCTAAAGCCAAAAAAGGATATTCTTTTTTAAAACAAGGCAAAAAAATAGATTTTCCCAATCTTAATGATTTAAAATCAGAACTAGGTATTGCCTTATTTGAAGAAGGTGTTAAAAAAGCTAGAGGTGATAGTGTAGATAACAAGGTATTTTCTATATACGATTATCCTTGTAGTTCTAAACCATATGAACCTGTGTATAGTGTTAGACAAAAATTACCGTTATATGCAAAAAGTGCAAAAAGTAAAAGTCAATATTGTGCAGGTTATTATGTGATCAAATTCCGTAAAGGTTGGGTCAAGAGCTATTGTCCTAAACTAATTACACTTGAACGCTACCCTTATCACGGACCGTTTAAAACAGAAACTGAAATGAAATCTGTATTAAATAATGTGAATAAACTATGAAACAATTAAACACATTACCTATAGAAGATTTTCTAGATAAAGCTCGTGTTGCTATTAAAAGCAATCAACGCAATCTTACCATGACTATTAAAGAAGTTACCGATCTTCAAAATAGTCTTAGTGTTGTTATGACTAGATTAGCAGGTGATTTGGATCAATCTGCTTCTACTGCGCAACCAGACAAAATTGTAATCAATATGGACGGTGGGTCATTTTAATCAATTTGGATAAATATATACGCACTTATCGGAGAAGCGTATATATGAGTAGGCCCAAACCAAAGGTATTATTAGAAGTAACTAATAAAAAAACTTATAAAACAGAACAAGTTTTAGAAGCTGATGCCATTTGGGCAGTATTTTATCAAGATAACCCTATCAATTTAAAGACCAGTAGTGTTGTACAACACCTAGGTCCTAAATATAAAAAGGTTAGTTTTTCTAACAGTGGACATGCATTTAACCTTTCCGAAAAACTCAACAAATTGTTTCAAACATCGGATTTCTCTGTTTATAAACTAACGACTGGAGAGAAAATAATCGATGAATCTCAAACTTGAAACTACTCGTCAAGCACTGAATATACTAAGACCCGGATACGACGAGAAGACACTTAAACAAGCATTAGGCGCTTGGTGGTCAAGCACAAGACAAAAAGAGCATGGCGGTCTACAACTTTCTGATTTGGGATTCGAAGCACTGGTTACTGCTGGTATCCAAACATATAAAGTTAAATTTGACGAGCCAGTTGAAATGACCAATCAGTTGGTTATTTGGCTAGATCGCTTTATTGACTGCCCATTCTATCTAACCAAAAAAGAAATCTATGTCTTTAGTGAAAAGATGGCTATTCAATTGGTGTTGTTTTCTGGCAACATCAAAAAATACGGTGCCATTAAATCTGAAAGACAAAAATCTACTTGACCTAAAACTAGATCTGCTGTATAATATATACATGTTGAAACAGTCGGTGTTCAACAATTTTAAACACTAAACAGAAAGTTTATTATGGCAGAAAAAGTTTCTAGCAATCGCACAGTTACTCCAAACGAAGCAAAACGCAGTCTTCGTAAGTGTATCAAAATTCAACGACCAGTGTTCATGTGGGGTCCTCCAGGCATTGGCAAATCAGATATTGTTAAACAAATTGGTAACGAACAAGGACGAGAAGTCATTGACGTTCGTTTGAGTCTTTGGGAACCCACTGACATCAAGGGTATTCCTTATTACAACTCTACACTCAATACAATGAGCTGGGCTCCTCCGGCAGAATTGCCTACAGATCCAGAGTCTACTGCTATCCTGTTCTTGGATGAATTGAACTCTGCGGCTCCTGCTACACAGGCGGCGGCTTTCCAATTGGTCTTGAACCGTCGTGTTGGCACATACATTTTGCCAAAAGGTGTTTCAATTGTTGCCGCTGGTAACCGTGAAACTGACAAGGGTGTTACTTATCGTATGCCTAGTCCATTGGCTAACCGTTTTGTTCACATCGAACTCAAATCTGACTACGAAGACTGGCTAGAATGGGCTGTTATGAACAAAGTTCACGAGCAGGTTGTTGGTTATATTGGCTTTGCCAAACAAGACTTGTACGACTTTGATCCAAAAAGCTCAAGCCGTGCGTTTGCTACTCCCCGTTCATGGAGTTTTGTGAGCGAGTTGCTTGCAGATGACGACTTGCCAGAAGGTACTTTGACTGACCTAGTAGCAGGTGCAGTCGGTGAAGGCCTTGCTGTTAAGTTTATGGCACACCGTCGTGTTGCTAAACAGATGCCCAAGCCAGAAGATATCCTTAATGGTAAGATTAAAAAGTCCAGCATTAAAGAAATCTCTGCAATGTATTCTCTAACTGTTTCAATGTGCTATGAACTTCAGACTGCACATGAGAAGAAAGTTAAGGGTTGGGATAACATGGCAGACAACTTCTTTGGCTTTATGATGGACAATTTTCCAACTGAGTTGGTTGTTATGGGTGCCAAAGTTGCATTGACAAACTATCAACTGCCGTTTGATGCTAGCAAATTGGATAACTTCGATCGTTTCCATGAGCAATACGGCAAGTACATTATCCAAGCAATGGAATAAAACAAGCCCTTCGGGGCTTTTTTATTGACATTTTTAATAAATTCATGTATAATATACTTTTAATGAAAGGTAGATATGTCAGCTAAAACATCAACTGCTAACAAAGATTTGGCAAAACAAGAGCGCCGTGTCTTTACAGAATCCGAAAAGAATAAGATTGTAGAAAAACTTATTACAGCTCGTGTTGGCTTGTTGCTTCGTCATCCATTCTTTGGTAACCTTGCTACTCGTATGAAGCTAATTGATGCAAGTGACTGGTGTTCTACCCTTGCTACAGATGGTCGTAATTTTTATTACTCAAATGATTTTGTAAACAAACTAACACCTAAACAAGCTGAGTTTGGGTTTGCACACGAAGTATTACATAATGTGTTTGATCACATGGGTCGTCGTGATCATCGAGATCCCCAACTATCTAATATTGCCGCAGACTATGCCGCTAATCAAATTTTAAAAGATGAACGCATTGGTGAAGTGCCAGATTGGATTAAAATTTTCCAAGATGACAAATACCGCGGCTGGTCATATGAACAAATTTACGATGATGTAGAAAAGAAAGCTATCAAAATTGATATCTCTACTCTAGGTGAATTGCTTGACGAACATTTGGACGGCGAGGGCGAAGACGGCGAGGGCGAAGACGGAGAAAATAAGGACGGTAATGGTAAAGGTCGTCCAAAGCTAACTGCTGAGGAAAAGAAACAAATCCGTGATGAGATCAAGGAAGCAATGGTTGCGGCCGCACAAGCCGCAGGTGCTGGCAAAGTGCCTGCAGGTGTAGCTCGAATGATACAGAGTTTTACAGAGCCTAAAATGGATTGGCGACAGTTGTTGCGCATGAATATCCAAAGTATTCTAAAAAGCAATTTTAGTTTTAGCCGTCCTAATCGTAAATCGCAACATTGCGGTGCTGTATTGCCAGGTATGATGAATGAAGAAACTATTGATGTGTCAGTGGCTATTGATATGTCAGGTAGTATTAGCGACAAAATGGCCAATGACTTCTTAAGTGAAGTTAAAGGTATTATGGATGAATATGTAGACTTTAAATTGGACATCTGGTGCTTTGACACAGATGTATATAACTATGCTCAATTTACAGGCGATACCGCAGATGACATTATGAGTTATGAGTGCAAGGGTGGTGGCGGTACTGACTTCGATGCAAACTGGTCTTTTATGAAACATCAAGATATCCAACCTAAAAAGTTTATCATGTTTACAGATGGCTACCCTTGCGGAAGTTGGGGTGATGAAGACTATTGTGACACCCTGTTTATTATCCATGGCAACGATTCCATAATTGCGCCCCATGGTCAGACAGCACACTATAAATAAGTAGGTAGTTAATGTCGCTCAGCAGAGGTGAAGTTAATCCGTTAAGTGTACTGGAATGTAGGAAACTATCTTTCATTCCAGAACACTTTACTAAGATATCAGTCGATAAGTCATCTTTCGTCGATGTTAAACTACTTGAAAATTGGATAAACTACAATTTGAATAGTAGATATGCGATTAAAAAGAATTTTATTCTTGACCAAAATACAAAAATGGTCGAGGTAATTGAAGTTGGAATAGAGGATCCTAAAGAATTACTAATGTTAACTCTAGGATGCCCTTATATACATAATACCAAAAAGGAAATTTAAAATGGATAACAACGAAACAGCACAAGTAGCAAGCCCTGCGGTGGAAGCTCCTGTACA